CCAACTTAAATATTCCAGGCACTGAAAATCACTTTGACAATTTAGCAGAATTATTACCTGATGATATATTAGATCCTGTTGGATTAAAACTAGCAGGAGATTATCAAGATTACAAATCGTCCAGAAAAGATTGGGAACAAGCTTATGTAACTGGACTAGATTTATTAGGTTTCAAATACGAAAACAGAACTCAACCTTTCCAAGGAGCAAGTGGTGCAACACACCCTGTTCTTGCAGAAGCGGTTACACAATTTCAAGCTCAAGCTTATAAAGAACTATTACCAGCCGATGGGCCGGTAAGAACCCAAGTGATTGGTGCATCTAATCCTCAAAGGATGCAACAAGCACAGAGGGTAAAAGAATTTATGAACTATCAGTTAATAGATCAGATGAAAGAATATGAACCTGAATTTGATTCAATGTTATTTCATTTACCATTAGCTGGATCTACATTTAAAAAAGTTTACTACGATGCACTTTTAGGAAGAGCTGTATCTAAATTTGTACCAGCTGATGATTTAGTTGTACCTTATACAGCTACCTCTTTAGATGATGCAGAAGCTGTTATTCATATTATTAAAAGTTCAGAAAATGATTTAAGAAAACAACAAGTTTCAGGATTTTACAGAGACATAGAATTAACTCCTCCAGGAATGCCTCCACAAGATAAAGTGGAAGACGCTGAAAGAAAACTGGAAGGAACTACAAGAACTTCTAGAAATGAACAGATGTACACTCTACTTGAGTGTCATGTGAATTTAGACTTAGAAGGTTTTGAAGACCAGAATCCTCAGACGGGTGAACCGTCAGGAATAAAATTACCTTATGTCGTTACAATCGAACAAGGTAGTCAAAAGGTTCTTTCGATAAGAAGGAACTTTGCGCCCAATGATCCATTGAAGAAAAAAATCCAATATTTTGTCCACTTCAAATTTCTGCCAGGACTAGGATTTTACGGATTTGGACTCATTCACATGATTGGCGGTTTGAGCAGAACTGCAACGGCTGCTCTCCGCCAATTATTAGATGCAGGGACGCTTTCTAATTTACCAGCTGGATTTAAACAAAGAGGAGTGCGTGTACAAGACGATGCTCAATCTATTCAGCCAGGTGAGTGGAGAGACGTTGATGCACCGGGTGGAAGCTTAAAAGAATCGTTTTATAATTTACCTTACAAAGAACCATCACAAACATTATTACAGTTAATGGGTATTGTGGTTCAAGCAGGTCAAAGATTTGCAGCTATTGCTGATATGCAAGTGGGAGAAGGAAACCAACAAGCTGCTGTAGGAACAACAATTGCTCTTCTTGAAAGAGGTTCTAGAGTTATGAGTGCTATACACAAAAGATTGTATGTAGCAATGAAACAAGAATTTAAATTATTAGCAAATGTATTTAAAACTTACTTGCCACCTGAATATCCATACGATGTAGTAGGTGCAGCAAGAATAGTTAAACAACAAGATTTTGATGATAGAGTAGATGTATTACCGATAGCTGATCCAAACATATTTTCTATGTCTCAAAGAGTGAGTATTGCACAAACAGAATTACAATTAGCAATGTCTAATCCTCAAATGCATAATTTATATATGGCGTACAGAAAAATGTATGAAGCAATTGGTGTAAAAAATATTGATGAAATATTACCACCTCCACCACCGCCATTACCAAAAGATCCAAGTTTAGAAAACATAGATGCGTTAGCTCAGAAAAATTTCCAAGCTTTTCCAGGTCAAGATCACAGAGCTCACATTACTTCTCACTTAAATTTTATGGCAACTAATTTAGTTAGAAATAATCCACCAGTTATGGGTGCATTGCAGAAGAACTGTTTAGAACACATTAGTTTAATGGCTCAAGAACAAGTAGAATTAGAATTTAGAGATGAACTAATGCAATTACCGCAATTACAACAACAAGCTGCTATGAATCCTCAAGCACAACAACAGCTTCAAAGAATTTCTCAAACCATAGAGGCTAGAAAAGCAGTATTGATTGCTGAAATGACTGAAGAGTTTATGAAGGAAGAAAAAACAATTACATCTCAGTTTGATCATGATCCTTTACTTAAACTTAAATCTAGAGAAGTGGATCTAAAAGCTATGGAAAGCCAAAGAAAAGAAATGGAAACTCAAGCTAAAATTAATTTAGATAAAGCTAAGTTAGTTCAAAGCAGAGATCTAACTGAAGATAAATTAGAACAAAATGAAGAATTAGCAGAACTTAGAGCAGATACTGCAATGGCTAAAACAGAGATGACCACTCAGGCTAAGCTCTATTCGGACCAAATGAAAAGGAAAGACGTTAAGACCTTGAAAGGTCCTAAAAGGTAGTCTATAACAAGGAGTAATTATGACTAAAATAGAAAAAGCAAGCAAAGACACAGTTGGTAGAAAAGGAAATGTTTCCTTAAACAAAACCGACCCTGTTGCTGTGCCTCCTCAAAACTTACACATCGATCCAAAAGGTGCGTCAAGCTTTAGAGGAAAAGGCGTTTATATCGCTCAAGGTGATAAAAACGAAATTAAAGGCACAAAAAGAATGCTTAAAGATAAAAATAAAACTGTAACTTGGTACTAGGAATTTTTGCGCGCGTTGCGCGTAAGTCCTACATTTTAAAGGAATACTATGGCATGGTTTAGTTTAGCAAAGATAGCATTACAAGCAGGCAGTAAAATTTATTCAAACAGACAAAAGACGAAAATGGCTATGTCTGATGCACAGCTTATGCACGCAGAGAAGATGGCTCGAGGTGAAGAATCTTACCAGGGCAAACTTTTAGAAGCCCGTCAAAACGACTACAAGGACGAATTTGTCCTTGTCATTATTTCGGCGCCGATCATAGTTTTAATGTGGGCGGTGATGTCAGACGATCCGGCAGCTATGGAAAAGGTAAAACTCTTTTTTGAGTATTTCCAGTCGCTCCCGTCATGGTTCACAAATTTGTGGATTTTGGTCGTAGCGAGCATTTTTGGAATTAAAGGAACTCAAGTCTTCAGGAACGGTAAAAAATAATGCCTGGAGTAGGAATAGCATTAAGAGGGTTTGGTAAAGCTTTTAAAAACGTTGAAAAAAAAGCAGATAAAATTTCTGAAAAAATGATCAAGGAGATGAACTCTCCAAAAGCAACAGAAAAAGCTAAAGGATATTCAAAATTAGTTGGTGGGACAATAGCTGCAAAAACTGTAATGCCTAGTTTGAGTGGTACAAAAAAAGACCAAAGAGTTAGAAAAGCCGAAGGTGGCAGAACTGCTGCTTGGCAAAGAAAAGAAGGTAAAAATCCTTCTGGTGGATTAAATCAAAAAGGCAGAGACAGTTATAAAGGTGGCACTTTAAAAGCCCCTACTAAATCTAAAACAAGTGGAAGACGTAAATCATTCTGCGCACGTATGGGTGGAATGAAAAAAAGATTAACATCAGCTAAAACAGCTAGAGACCCTAATTCAAGAATTAACAAAGCACTTAGAAAGTGGGATTGTTAGTGCCTTTTAAGTCTGAAAAGCAAAGAAGGTATATGCATGCCAATTTACCAAAGATTGCAAAACGTTGGGAAAAAGAGTATAGCAAGGGTGGTAAAGTTTTACCAACAAGGGTTGCAATAGCAACGGGTTGTGGTAAAGTGATGGCTAACCGTAGGAAAAAAACCAAGTACTACACATAAGGAGCAACTATGAGAAACGATTTCGGAACAAGACCTTACAAATCTAGATTTGGCGGTAAAGCGGCTATGAAAAAAGGCGGCAAAGTCAAAATGAAGAAACAAGGTTATAAAGATCGTGAGGATGAATCCATTAGCGCAAGACGTGGAAAAGAATCTGGCAAGAAACAATCTTTCAAAGCTAGAAGAGACGAGTCTTACGGAAAATTTGGAAAACGTCCTAACCAAAAAATTAATAAATAAGGAAAGCTATGGCTGGATACGGAATACAAATAAAAGGCTCTGGAAGAGCTTTAATGAAAAAAGGTGGAAGATCTTTTCCTGATTTAACAGGCGATGGTAAAGTTACTAGAGCTGATGTTTTAAAAGGTAGAGGTGTTTTTGCAAAAGGTGGAAGAGCAAACACTAGAAGAGAAAATAGATTAGAAGAACTTGGAAGAGTAGATGCTGAAAAAGCATATACTCGAAAAGGCAAAAAAAATCTTAGAGAAGAAAAAGACAGAATTAGAACAGAGCTTAAAGATGGTGGTAAAGTTCCTAAAGGCTATCACAGAACTAAAGATGGCAGAGTTGCTAAAAAAGGTCTGTACTATTATATGAACAGAGCTAAAAAAAGAGGAACAAGTAAACCTGGAAAAGGTTCTGTTTCTGACAAAGCTTTAAAACAATCAGCAAAGACAGCTAAAAAATAATGGGAATATTTGGAGCAGCAGTTAAAGGTTTTGGAATGCTTGGTCGAAAAGGCAAAGTAAGTAAAACTATTGCAAGTGTAAAACCTAAATCTACTGAAGGTGGTAGGTATAAAGCTCGTAATCTTAAAGGGATGGGTCGAGCAAAAAAAAGCCTTGATAGAACAGAAGCTAAAGCTAAAGAAACAATAGCAAAGGCTAAAGATGCAGGTCGTAGAGATCTTGCGGTGGGTTCAGCAAAAAGTTTAAGAGACGTAAAAAGAGCTCAAAGACAATCCAAATTTCTTACTAAAGCACTTTTAAAACCTGAAAATTATAAATTAACCAAACCAAAAAAATAAATGAAAAAAGAAATTAAACATGTTGCCTCTAAACTTAAAAAAGCATCAAAGGCACATGCTAAACAATCTGAAATATTAAGTAATATCGTTAAAAGAAAAAACATGGCTGAAGGTGGAGTAACAGAACCTTACATTGGAAGTTATGTTCACGGAAGTTTAGGAGGAGTCAAAGTAGGAAACAAAAGCTATCAAAAGTATTATAGCAATCCTGGTTTTAAAATGCCAAAAATATAACCAACTTACAGAAAGGAAGTATGGATACAGAAACAATAGTATATAAACTAAGAAGAGCACTCGAGAGAAGAATTCAATCTCTTTCTCTTTCGATTACCACAGGAGGGGTTGACAACATGGAGACTTATAAGTATATAATAGGTCAAATTAATGCACTGGAGTCAGTGCGTCAGGAAATCTCTAACCTGCTAGATGATAAGGAGCCAAATGCAAAAAGAAACATTGTCGACATCGCAAACAAACCAAAAACCTAAAATAGAATTACCAGATAAAACTTTAGTAGGCGTTAAACCGTCTAAACCTAAAGAACCTAAAGAACCTAAAGAATTAGAAAAAGAACAGATTCCACAACCAACAGGTTGGAGAATAATCGTTTTACCATTCAAGATGGATGAGAAAACGGCCGGGGGAGTATTAATGACTGAAACAACTTTGGAACGTCAACAAGTGGCGTCTCAATGTGGATTAGTCTTAAAAATGGGACCACAATGTTATAACGACAAAGAACGTTATCCAGAAGGTCCATGGTGCAAGGTCAACGATTGGGTTGTCTTTGCCCGATACGCGGGATCGCGTATACAAATTGAAGGTGGGGAAATTCGTCTTCTAAATGATGACGAAATATTGGCAACCGTGAAAGACCCTAAAAGTCTTATTCACGCATACTAAACATAGGAGGTAAACTATGCCAACAGAAAACGCTAAGGAACAACCTATAGCAGAAAAAGAACAGAAGACTGTCCCTATCGATACGTCTGGACCAGGAGCCGAGATAAATGTTCCTGAAGAAAAAGACGAATCAATTGTAGAGACTCAAGAAAAAGAGCCTACAGTAGAGATGGTTGAAGACAAGAAAGAAGAACCAAGAACCACGGAACAAGAACCAGTTAAAGAAGAAACAAAAGAAGATGACAGTAAACTAGAAGAGTATAGTAGAGGTGTTCAATCAAGAATAGCTAAACTAACTCGTAAAATGCGTGAAGCAGAAAGGCAGAGGGATTCAGCCACTGAATACGCAAGAGCTGTCGAACAGCAAAGACAAAGTGATCAGAAGAAATACTTTAAAATGGATTCTGATTATCAAAAAAGATTTGAAGAAAACGTCAAGACAGGTATGGACGCGGCGCAACGAGAATTGGCCGCAGCTATTGAGTCGGGTGATGCTAAAGCTCAAGTCGATGCAAATAAAAGAATTGCTACATTAGCGTTTGAGAATGCGAAAGTGCAGCAAATGAAAGAAGGTAGAGAAGACGTCAAATTATCTGACGGTGGTAAATTACCGGAAAGAACTCCGAGAGCATTACCTTCTCAAGAACCTAGCGATCCTAAAGCGGAAGGCTGGGCAGCTAAAAACTCATGGTTTGGACAAGATAGAGCCATGACGTTCACAGCGTTCGAAATCCATAAGGATTTAGTAGAGAAGGAAGGGTATGACCCTCAATCTAACGAGTATTATGCAGAAGTCGATAAAAGAATCAGAGTTGACTTTCCGCATAAATTTGGTAATACTGAACAACAGAAAACGACTAGACCCGTTCAGTCGGTGGCTTCTGCAAATAGAAGCGTAAGACCTGGTCGCAAAACTGTGAAACTCACTTCTTCACAAGTCGCAATAGCGAAAAAATTAGGAGTGCCACTCGAAGATTACGCAAAACAATTAAAACTCACGAAGGAGGTATAGCGTATGAAAAAACAAGACAATAAAACTTCTCGTGCGAGCCAAACACGGTCAAAGACTGAACGACCAAAAGTGTGGGTTCCACCATCTTCTCTAGATGCACCCCCTGCGCCGGCTGGATTCCGGTACAGATGGATCAGAGCTGAATCGATGGGATTCGATGATACTAAAAATATACAAGGTCGATTAAGATCTGGTTATGAATTAGTAAGAGCCGAAGAAATCGAAAACGCTTCTGACTACCCGGTTATAGAATCGGGAAAATACAAGGGGATGATTGGGGTAGGTGGCCTTTTGCTTGCAAAGGTAACTGAAGAGATCGCACAAGCTAGAACTGATTACGTTAAAAAACGTGCTGATGGTCTAGACGAAGCAGTAACAAACGATCTCATGAGAGAGCAGCATAAGAGTATGCCGATCAATGTTGATCGACAATCTCGTGTAACTTTCGGTGGTACAAAGAAATCCTAATTAGGAATTCGTGGGTTAATCCCTACTATCGATTTAACAACAACCCGTTCATAGTTGATACTATGAACACTTAAGGAGACAACAAACT